AGATGATCAATTCCTGAATTTGAGGGGCCCAAAGTTCAATTTCATATATCACGTACAAAGCACCAATTACAGCGGTGGAGGCCTAGCCTTCACGCCAAATATTGAAGCGGAGTGCGTCATAAGTGATTGATTCGGGTCCTCGATAACTTCGGACAGACTTATGAGGAGCAGTAGCAAACATCATAAATGGATCACACTTCAAACAAATGTCCTTCCAAGGAACATCAGAAATGGCAGATTTCACATTCGATGCAGACTGGATTGTTGAGGGAGGTTGTTCTTCAGAGTTATACTCTGGGGCCATACCAACCACACCAACCTGAGTGGAGCCACACCGAGTTCTGAACTCAAAGTGAAGCTTCTTAAAGCGGTAGAATTGAAATCTTGGAGCCACTGTAGCAAGGTAGGGGAAGACATCCTCATAACCCGGATTGATGATATATGATTTAATATCAAATTCTTCTGATCCAGGAATGTTAGCGATGAATTCTTCCATTCGGAGCACAGTCTTCTGATCTAAGTTCGATTGGAACTTGGATTGTTTTGAAGTTGCAGCAGGTAGAATAGAGTTGTTACTCTTTGATTTGAGAGCTGCCGGTTTCACAGGTGGAACTGGAGCTTTCTTATTTGTTTTTCTAGGAGACATATGGGATACCTCACTCCTTGGAGCGACTGTACATCATGATCACCGGCGTATAGAGACCGGCTGCCTTTGCAGTCTGTCGGCGTTTAGTTGAATACTATCAACACTTAGCACGGAACTATTAAGGTCGATAAATATAGTGACACAAAGATCACCAGATTCCTTGGATTCTGTTTTTCATTTATCTTCCACCGTTTTGGGCTAATTAAGATCATGACCCCATCCGTTTTGTTAACCCAGACGATACTGGGTCCTATGCCTACTTATTGTCGTACGAGAACAAAATCCCAGTCCATAATCTGTTTATCACTCATTCTTTCAAATTTCTTTGAAGCGAGTAATTCAGCAGATTTTGGCCGTCGGACTCTCAGCTTCGACTCCTCAGAAGGAATCGATAACAACAATCTTGGCATATGAAAACACTTTGTCTCATATAAAACATCATCATTCGTCAGATCCACAATTCGTTTTAGTTTAAGAAACACTTTCCTTTCCAGGTCAACAGAAGAACTCTTTCTCTCTGTGACCAATCCAAGTGCGAGACCCTTTGGCTTCTGATTCTTTTGAATACAAGTATTTAATTCAAAAGATATAGCAGTCGCGAGTCTCCTTTGAGTTGAAGTAATTCGAAAAACATCAACAGGCTCGAACCCCAAACCACCCCTCATGAATGGAAGAAATAAATTAAATTTCCCACCAGAGGTTAGGTTCTGGATCTCATCAGATCGCAAGTAAAGAAAACGATTCTTTGCCCGTGTCTGATTGAAGGCGCCATCTATCATATCATTGTACTGATCCCATAAGGGACGTGCACGAAGGCCTGATTCCCTTCCAATCACTTTAGATTGACCGGACAGGAGACCGAGATTGAGATAGCCAACCTTTGAGAAGAGTTGAGGCTTGTTATGTACGAATTTAAATTCATAAAACTCAGAGTTTGCAGTGAGGACATTACTGTGGATATAGTTCTTTCCTACAGAAAGTTCGAATCCGACTTGTTTAACAGTCTTCTTCCAAACTTCATAAAAGTCATCATTGGATTTGAAAAGGATATCATCACCATTAACCAGAACCGGAAGATTTTTCATCTTCATAGCTCGACCTGTGTAACTTTCCAGAGCCTTCCAATAACATGCCAAATTGATGGCACATAGGATAGGAAAAGAAAGAATACACCCCATGAGTTGACCATTTGACTGGACAACGGGACCGGGAGCAAAACGGTAACGGGTACTGATTGGATAGTTCAATATGTTCGGACCGAGAAGTCGTCTAGCGATCTCACTCAGATTTGATGTGACTTTTGCAGAAATAAGATATTCCTCCAAACAACAAAGAGTATAGTTAATGTTAAGCAGATCCGTGGCGGAAGAATAATCTCCGCTGACCCACTTATCAAAACTAATGACTCGTCCTTGAGCATCCAACTTTCCTTCAAGTTGAGAATTTGTCATCGTATTCAACCAAACTAAATCGGTCGATTCCAACGGACATCCTGTCAACTTGAACTGAGGGTAACGATTTAAGTGTTTCCACATACTTTTTTGAAGGCACCTCATTACATATGAGGGATGCGCGGCCATTTTCGTAATCAATCGAACTTTTAACGGTTCGAGAACGGGAGCTACCATCGCGGAATATTTCGTCTTCTGATCTTCCTTCTTAATACCAAATTGGGTATACCATTCTTCCGGGTCTTGATTGACCGGATGCAATGGATCACAAAATGGGAGGAGATCTGAAAATTCCGGTGGTGTCAAACCTCTAATCTCGGAGGGTTGTCTCACGTACGAATAACGGTCACAGTAGCCTTGAAAATCATCTACATCTCCGAAGAGACTAGGAGTGGAGTCATAGGAACGGATCACTTCTCGCGATCCTCCACATGAACGAGTTGCTTGGATACATGCTGCAGTCGAGCCTTCGAAGAGTTTAGGTTTTAAAGGTTTTACACCTACCCAAATTCTTTCGAAGAATTCCTGAAAGTCAACATCCATATCCGCTGGTTCACGGCTCAACACTTCCCGATGTTTCTTGAAAGATTCCTCTACATATTCCACTGAGACAGCTGCACAGGAACGTTTGACTCCTTGGAGCCACGTAATCCATAGCTTTAAATTCTTTTGAGAATGGCTATTCAGACGGTTTTTTAGAAATCTTTTCATCGGACCACCAACACCAAACCAACCATTGAAACCCTCTGGTTTCTTGGGAGGTTCATTCTTCAAATACCGAGCCAAAGGATTTGCAAGCAAATACTTAGCGTAAGGTACAAATTGTGTGAACGGCCACTTACGTGACTGTTCATAAAAGATCAACTGATCTTTCAAGTGAAATCTTAGGATTTTATCATCGAAGTCAATGAGACATTCAATGATTCCTCGAGTTAGAAAAGCAGCGTCATATGATGACTCACCTACTAATTCATAGATATCACCCCCAACATTTTTGATTTCAATGAGTTTCTGAATCTCATCCATATGAGATAAGAGAAATTCACGACTTCTAGTCTCGCGAGGAGAAAGAATCACCTTCTTTCCTTTGCGGACACGTCGAAAATCAAGAACGCCAGTTCCTCCGGAACCCTTCCGGACCAGGCTGACACAAATCTCATCAAGTATCTTCAGTGAAGATAGATATGTG